GTGCGTGATGCCGTCAGCGCCTAAGACATACCAACGCCATGCCCCTGTTGGGGGCATTGCGGTGAGATGTTCACCCCCTGTTTAAACATTCGAAAGGATCCCATCATGTCGTATCGATTCGCTGACCGCTCTGTCAATTCAACCCACTTTGCCATGCAACGCCGGGGCACTGCTAACTTTATCCGCGCCCAGGCCAATGTGGCCCAGGCATGGATGGAGCAATATCCCGCTGAGTCGGCATGGCTGAGCACCCAAGCGCCCACATTTGGCTTTGCCGCATCCCTGCTTTCAAGCTTGCATAAGTGGGGCAAGCTGACAGATAACCAACTCGCCGCCGTCCAGCGCCTGTTGTCTGCGCCATCGCGTGAAGACCGTGCCGCCGCCGCGCCCACTGTCAACATCGATGCCATTGAGGGTGCGTTTTACCGCGCCAAAGAGGCGGGTCTCGCACACCCCAAGCTACGCCTTGACACATTCACATTCAGCCCTGCCCCCGCTGGAGGCAAGAACCCGGGCGCGGTGTATGTCAAAGAGGGGGGCGCATACCTGGGCAAAGTCGCAGGGGGCAAGCTTTTCACTCTGTCCAGCGTTGACCAGTCAACCACTGATCGCATCTTGGCAGTCGCCGCTGACCCCAAAGCCGCCGCCATTGCTTACGGTCAGAAATTCGGAAAGTGCAGTGTGTGTGCCCGGGATCTGACCGATGAAGAGTCGATCACCAACGGCATTGGCCCGGTGTGCGCCAAAAAATATGGTTGGGCTTGACCTCTCTTTTTTATCTGTGGTACAATCACTCACCAACTGCAAAGGAATAGCACCATGAACACATTCACAACCCGCGAAGACTGGTTGACCCAAGGGGTCACCGAATTGCGCCCATTCTTTGAAATCGCAGGGCATACCTTGCCTGATGCCATCAGAGTGGCTTGCGGTTTCCCTTACGCCGCCCCCCGGTCACGCGCCATTGGTCAGTGCTGGAATAACGCCGCATCAGGCGATAACACGCATGAGATCCTGATCAGTCCTGAGTTGGCTGAGCCGGGGCGCGTGTTTGATGTGCTGATCCATGAGTTGTGCCACACCGTGCCCGGGACAAAGGGTCACGGTGCTACCTTTCAGCGGGTTGCGTCATCCATGTTGCTGAGCGCTTGCGGTGTGGGCAAGACTCCCTGGGGGTCTACTGAGCAAGGCCCAGGGTTCAGTGAGCAATACGGTGAAATCATTGCATCCTTGGGCGCATACCCCCATGCAGTGCTGACCCCCAACCAATTCAAAAAGACTCAGACAACCAGAATGCTCAAAGCATCCTGCCCTGATTGTGGTTACACCGTGCGCCTGTCTGCCAAGTGGGCCGCGCAGGGTCTCCCGATCTGCCCCACTCACAACATCGAAATGACCTCAGAGGAATAAATCATGCCAATTCAATCACCTGTCTACATTGCGATTTTCAAAAAGCCAACTCAGGCGGTTCTGAATGCCGCGCAAGAGGTCACTGGAATGAAAACCGAATCCAAGCACACCGCAACCCTGGCCCTGGAGAATGCGATCAATGCAGGGCAAGTCAGCGTTGACCGTGTCGGCACAATCATTGATCAGTATGCCAACCAAAAGCACCGCCCGGCTTCCCCGACAAGCACATCAAGCGCCACGCAAACCCCCGCCTGGGTTGCGCACCTGGATGCGACTGATGATCAGGTCAAGCACCTGGACAAAAAACTGGATGACCATACCAGTACCCTTGAAACCATGATCAAAAGCAACGCGCAAGTGCTTGCCAAAAGAATCGTTTCTTTGGATACTGACCTGCGCACCGACATAGCGGGGATCCAGGCCGCTCTCCAAGCGGTGAACAAAAAGCCACTGGTGGATGCCTTTGAAGTGGGCAAGGCCGTTGCGCATGAAGTTGCCAATGCATTTGCACCGTTTAAACAGGCGGTGATTGATGCCCAGGCCCAGGCCGTTGTGGCCCAGGCCGTGAGCGCCATTGTGATTGAAAGCAAACCCATCCGCGAGGTTTTCGGCATTGAGATCAATGATGCCAAGGGCAACCCCTTGATGGTTGACCTGTGGAATGCTCAAGATGCACCCGCCATCGACCCCAACTTTGTGTGGACTGAGAAAATTCTGCGCCATCTTTTGTTGGCCCAACGCACTGGTGAAAACCTTTGGTTCGGGGGACACAAGGGTACAGGCAAGAGCGAGACCGCCCGACAATTTGCCGCCTATACAGGCCGCTCATTCACGCGCATAAATTTTCATAAGTTCACAACCACTGAGGATTATGTGGGCGCGATTGGCCTGGACAACGGTGAAACAGTGTTTAAACAGGGCGATTTTCTCCGCGCCTTTACATCCCCATCGACTGTTGTTTTATTGGATGAAGTGACCAACGCTGATGCCGGTGAGTTGGCAACCCTCAACGGTTTTCTGGAGCCTAACAGTGCCGTCACCTACGGTGGGGCGGTGCGCCGGCGCGCCCCTGGGGTCTTAGTCTTTGCCGCCGATAACACCTTGGGTTCGGGCGATGAGTCGGGCCGCTATGCCGGGACTCGCACCATGAATTCATCCCTCGTTGATCGCTTTGCCCGGGTCATCCACTTTGACTACCTGCCCCTGGCGCAAGAGGTTGATGCAGTGATGCGCCACACTGGATGCGCCAAGCAATTGGCCGAACACATCTTGGCATCGATCCGCATGGCCCGGGCCAAGGTGGAAACTGGTGATGTGGTGGATGCCCCATCGATCCGCTCAGTGATCGCATTTATCAGGGCACTGGATGTGCTGAGCATTGATGATGCCTGGGCAACCACGGTTGCCGCCCGACAACCAAGCGAAAGCGCCGCCGCTCTTGAGGCCATTCGCAAGGCCACACTGAATCCCGCCCTGATCACATCCCTCATCTGAAAGGTTACCCATGAAAGCCACAATCTACGGTTTCGAATTGCGCCATGGCGTGGATCAAGCCATTCATAAATTTTGCTCAGCCTTTGGCCGTCCCAACGTCACCGTCCATTGGTCACGCACGGCGACAACCGCCGGGATCAGCGCAGGTGGAGACATTGTTCTGCCTGATGTGCGCGATGATGCGGTGATCAGCAAAGCGCTCTTTGTCCGCTATGTGGGCTATGCCCTGCATGAGTTGGCACACCATGTCTTCACCGATTTCAATGTCAACGGTGGAGACCAATACCTGCGCTCTCTGCACAATGCAGTTGAAGACATTTGGATTGAGCGCCAAGTGATCAACCAAGGTTTGGTGGGCAATGCCCTCGCCGTGTTTACCGATTTGATCAACCCGATTGTCGATGAATCGATGGCCCAAGTTAGCGATTGGTCAGACCCCCGCCAATACCCATTCACCTTGGCCGTGCATGGGCGCAGGTATGCCAACAAAGTGCCAACCCCCTCTGAGTTGATTCCCATCTTTGACAAGGCAAGCTTGGCCGTGGACAAGGCCAAGAATTCAGCCGACACATTGAAGATCGCCCAATGGGTATATGACCAACTGCAAAAGATGCCCGAACCCAAGGCCGAACCCAAGGCATCCCCCTCAGATGCCCCCTCAAAGGCATCAGATGGGCCTACAGGCCCATCAAAATCGGGCGGTGAGGGTCAGGGTACTGATGATGGCGATAAGCCCTCAGATCAGGCCGATCCTGGCCCCGCCAAGCGCCCCGCCAAGGGTCAAGCCGCCGTCCAGGTGGAGCCGACATTGCAGGTGGATGCCAAGTCCCGGGGAATTGGATCCTATGACCGCTCTGAAATGCTGATCGGGCGCGATGAACACCTCGCCCTCAAGCACCACATCAAGACCGACATTGTTGTGCCCGGGCGTGTTCGATACGAGGTTAAAAAGCTTTTCGAGAATACCGGGTTTGAGCAATTCCAGATCGGGCGCAAGGCAGGGTCACTCAACATCAATGCCCTGCACACCGTGCCCATGGGTAATGAGCGAGTGTTTAAACGCCGCCAAGAGGTGGAGGGTATCGACTCAGCCGCCGTGCTGGTGCTGGACATTTCTGGATCAATGTTCGGTAACGATGCGAACAGCAGTGAGATTGGTCACGCCGTGCGAGTGCTGGTTGCCCTAATGGATACCCTGCACAAGGCCAATGTGTCCACAATGATCCTGGCATTTGGTTGCGCCACATCGATCATCAAGCCCTGGGAGATGAACACAAAAAAGGCCATTGCTGACCTGGGCCGCATTGCTTGCGGGGGCGGGACAAACGATTACTTTGCAGTTCGCACCGCCCATGATGAATTGTTGCGCCGTCCAGAGCAACGCAAGATCTGCTTTGTGATGACTGACGGTGACGGTGATGTGCGCGAGGTCAAGGCCCAGATCAAATCAGGCAATGCCCTTGGCATCACCACGGTGGGCGTGGGTATCGGTTCAGACGCAAGGGTTGATGGGATCTACGACAACCCGATCAAGATCCTCAACATGAGCGACCTGGGCAACGCATCATTTAAACGCATCAAGCTTGCCGCTTGACCCCCAGGGGGTATTTTTGAAACCAGTACAGGAGGAAAACCATGGACTTTAATGGAGCATTGGACGCGCACTACGACCAACTGATGGCCCAGGCGCAGAGGTTAATCGACAACAAAGAAGCGATTGCCAATTGGGAGAGTGAGGTGCTTGACGCGCTTGAAGAAGCGATGCAAGCACTCAAAAAGAATGATGTAGACACTGCTATGTGTTGCATCGATTACGCAATGAAACTTATTTAAGGAGAGAGAGCATGATTAAAGACATCAAAGCAAGCACCGCACAACTTGTGTGGGAGATTCTCAACGCCGCATTGCACGACATCAAAGATGGCAACCCAGATGATGGAGTTGAAGCAATTGAATGGGCAATCCAACAACTTGAAGGAGAGAGTAAATGACTGAAGGGCAAGAACACCAATGGCACATTGAGTTGGATTACATGAGAGCGCAATTGCGCTTTGCCTTGAATAACTTGAATGACCTGTCCAAACGCAATGATGTAAAGGGCAAGATTGAAAATGTCTACTTTACGCTCGATGAGTTATGCGAACAAACCAAAGGAGAGCAAGCATGACCGCAATGCAACTATATGACCTATTAAACAGGGCAAATATTGAGTATGAAGTTGTGGAGATATTTGAAGGTGTTCGCATCATCAGCATACAAGTGGATGAAGAAATAGATGAACCAACCGAAGAAGGAGAGCAAGCATGAAGATTCACGCCGTTAATATGATCGTTGGTGGCATCCCCACTGACAAGCGCAAAAAGATCAATGTGACACTGTTGCTGGTACAAGCCAGGGACGAGAAACACGCCCTCCAGGTGGCCGCGCAGGGATATGCATCGTATGATGATTTTGCAAAGCGTTCGTTCCTTTATCGCAACGAGTTTGAAGATGGGCCAATCACTTGGGCATACCAGACCTGGGAGCGCGATGATCTGCAATTTACACCTGTCAGCGGCCAAGAAATCCTGGGGGTGACAGTATGAAAACATTTGAATTGACCGGGGCCGCACTTGATTGGGCGGTGGCAAAGTGTGAGGGCGTGGAATTCACTTATGAAGATCATCCCGCCCATGAACTGATCTGTTTTAAATATTCAACCGATTGGGCTCAAGGTGGGCCGATCATTGAGCGGGAGTGCATCGATCTGCAATATCAGGGGGGCGATGTTGATGTGTGGGCCGCTGATATGTTTGGCGCTGAATGCAGTGTTTATGGCGATACACCATTGATTGCCGCTATGCGGTGCTATGTGGTAAGCAAGCTGGGTGATGAAGTTGAAATACCAGAGGAGTTGACAGCATGAACCACGACCAAGCACTGTTTTATATCTGCGCCGTTGCCACGGTGGTCATGCTGTGCGATGTGTTGCTGTGGCGTGTTTAAACATACCACGCAGCCGCTGGCAGCGGGCTGCTGCCGACACAATTTAAACGAGGATCAACATGATCGACAACGAAGACCTAGACATACAACGCGCACAGAATCTTTTCAAAGACATTGTGCAACTGATCAACGATGCAGACATACACCCAGAGATTGTGTTCAGCATCTTGGTCAAGATGGTGACCATGCATGGCATCCAGCACTATGAAAAAGATGAGTACCTGACCCGCATTGAATATGTGTGGCAGTTTGAAAAGTTTTTTCAACCAGATTCAACTGAGGTGCATTAATGAGAGGTGACCTTACATCACGCGACTACAACCGCATACGAACCAACTGCGCCCGTGCGTTTCTTTTGATTGTGGTGATCCTATGTTGCCTGTAAAAACAATCACTGACCGGGATCCCAAGTTCCTCAAGGAAGCATACAGGTTTGGTAACTTAGTTGACCTGCAAAATGACGAGCGATTCATCAAGCATGGCGAGAGTTACATCAGGTATGTCCGGGGATGGTATGCCGTTTACACGCATGGAGATTCACCACGACTGCGATCCCGATCCAGGGATTTAATCACCGCCGTGTGCAAGGCACGGATCAAATAAAAAGGGGGCTTATGCCCCCTTTTGCTTGCCCTGGTGAATCTCTCAGTTGAAAGGGAACGCCTTGATCATCACCCAGCAAGCTGACATGGTTGTCGGCCACTCATGCCTTACACCTCCCCCCTCAGAATGCATCCATGTTTTCTTTGTATGTGCCCGATGTCTTGTCGTAGACCAGGGCAGTCTCGCCCTGTGTGCCCACCCATCGATACCTACATTTCCACACCGCAATCTCTACAAGCTTGCCCTCGCCCCTGTGGACGGTCAGACCGCAATCGGTCTTGGCCCACCATGCCATAGACCCGCTGATTGCCATGCCGTCTGGGCGGGGTTGCTCAACCCCTGATCTGCTGATCTTGGCTGGGTGTGCAACGAACCATACATGAACCTCTGTGGACTTACAGAACGCCTGTACCCGGGTCAGCATCTTGCTGATGGCATCAGTCTCTGTGGAGTTGTTTTTGTCCAGATCTATGTAGTTGTAGGGGTCAATGACCATGCCCCTGATACCCATTCGCTTAACCGCCGCCCTGGCCCTTTCGAGAATTGAATCCAGAGTGCTGGGTTCCTCGCCGTTGGTATCAATAAAGAGAAAATGTTCCTGCACCCATTTAAACGCATGATCCTTTTCATCTGCGCTCATCCTGTGTAAACCCTCAAAGAACCTCTTGCCCGTGTAGATTTCCATGAGCCGGGATATGTGGATCTCCGGTTGATTCTCAAAGGAACACACCGCAAACTTCCAATCAGCGGTACGAGCAAGGTTGACCATGATCTGGTCAACAAAGTTGGACTTGCCTGATGATGGATACCCGGTCACCACGGTCATCTGGGCAGGGGCCACGGTGTAGATCTGATCAATGGAACTGTACCCGGTGCTGTACCCCTGGCCCGTGCCCTTCGTGTAGAGATCGTTTAAACGGTCAGAGAAAGTGTCGGCAGACGACAGGCCCGAGATCGGGTATGCGGTTGCGTTGTCCAGGATCTCTTGTATAACCCGTGAAGGGTCATCAGCCGGATTCCCATCGATCAGGTACTCGTTTAAATCTTTCTTCTCAAACTTGGCGAGGCGGCATTTCTCTTTTCCAATACGCCTTGCTAGTTCCTCTGCCAAGGCTTGGCCCGGGGTGTCTTGATCTGTGGCGAGGATCACATAAGGTGCGGACTCCAGCACATCCCTTGCATTCCAGACATAGGCAAAGCGTTTGTCTTCGCTGGGCAGAACCTTGCCATCTGCCACCTTGATGGGCGCACCAGAGGGGACACTGACTGCGTTGGTGATACCAATTTCGTGAAGAGTCAATGCATCAATCTCACCTTCGACAATGATGATGGGCTTGCCCTTTTCCACCTTGTCGATGCCAAAGAAATCATGTGCCCCGCCGCTGTCTTGTGTGAAATCTTTTTCTGGAAATGATCGGTACTTGACCGCGACCAGTGAACCATTGCGAAAGTATGGGAACCCGATTGCATCGGCACTGCGATTGAGTTTGCCAAAGTATTTGTGTGATGCAAACAGGCCAAGGTCATCTGCGGTCTTGTGCGATATGCCTCTTGTCTTGAGCCACTCATAGTGGCTCGTTTCTAATTTGTTCTGTGTCACTGACAGGTTGGGGACGGCTGACAATTTTCTCTCCTTTGGTTGCACCGATCCCTGAGTGGAGCAGTGATGGCAATAAAAGACCACTGCCCCGTCATTCTTACGGGTCAGGGACATATCCTTTGAGTTGGTTTTCTTGCGCTCATGTGAGCAATACGGACAAGCAATCCGTGTAGAGTCATTGAAGTGGAATTGCTCCACATACTCCGGGGTAATCATTTCATTGAACCGTCAGGGTTGCGTTTAAATGATCGGTTCTTCGATGGAGCCTGAAGCTTGACCCCATCTGCGTTGCTTCCACCTTTTGAGAGGGCTTTGACATGGGCTACATCTTTACCTGCCCTGTTTACACCCTTCGCATCCAGCTTACGCCGCGCCGTTTGGCGCTCCATTCGGTTCTCATGTTCGCCTCTGGCTTTCTGCGTTTGATATTCCTGTTTATAGTTTCGCATGGCTGTTCCTAAAACAAACTGTTGGGGATGACATAGGCCCATTCTCTCTCTTTGCGGCCAGATTTAGATTGGACAAGCCGTCCAGTTTGCATGACCAGCCCAAGTTTTTCAAGTTCGGGCAAACGCCTAGCAACTGCGTTTCCATCTGCGCTCCCATTGATGTTGGCCCGGGCGGCTATGGTGTCCTTACCCATCGGCCCGTAACGCTTTAAACAGTCAACGATGAGTTCATGGTGTATGGCCGCAGATACCTTGACAGATGCCGCCGCCATGTGGCTTGTAGAGGGATCAGTGTTCCTTGCTCTTGGGAATTCCATGTCATTCTCCTAAGTCAAGTTCTTGTTGATCGGGTGCTTTGTAGTTCTCCACAGCAACCCCGGCAGTGATGTGCTTAACCAACTCATCCTGAGTTGCCACTTTAGCCACAATGATCTGTCTGGCTACATGAGATACGGCCTGTTGCCTGTTAGTGGCCCGAATAAGCCTGACCCCGTCATTCATTCCTACGATGTAAATCCTCATTCTCTCTCTCCTTGTTATGCCCCGGCGGGGCAGTTATTTTATTAACGCTTGACTTCCTTGGCCCAATTGAAGATGGCCTCGCACGGTGTCTCACCGTAGCCTTTTATTTCCTGATCATTGCGGGTAACAACAAACACTGACCTACCCAGAAGGCTGAAGTGCCTTTCATACAACTCACCACCAGCCTCCATGAAAAGCGCCACAGTAGCGCACTGGGCTTGGAGTTTGTCTATAGCCACCGACACTGGCGGGGTCAACACATCAAACTCTAAGGGACTGCAAGCCGGGGATTCATGCTCACTGTGATCTTCATCTGCCCAGAGATCGCTGAGTTGTTTTAAATATTCTGCATCCTTTTCCATGTTCCTCTCCATGTGATGCCCCCTGAAGGGGGCTGTTTATAAATTTCACCCAAAGACCCCCCCTACCCCATTCAAAAATGAAGCAGAGAGGGGAATGGTTTCACCGCCTAACGGCATCTGTATGTTAGTTTCCTAACCCCCAGGCTTACAGATTCGACCAGCCCCACGGATTCTTACGGGATTGCACCGGGATATTCCTTACCGTGTAACCCTATTCTTCCACGCAGGCAGGTTGACCTCTTACTATCGGATGGAGTCCGATTGATGGGCGTAGAAAACAAAAAAGCCGTTACGACTGACCCCGGTGAAGAACCCCTCACGGGGCCAGAGTCATGTGTAACGGCTTTCTTATTGGCTCTTCACTTCCAACAATGTTCGCACTGTATCACGCAAAATCAGGTTGTGCAATACCTGAGTTGCGTAGTGGGTTTTGTTTGGGGAGGAATTACCAGAGGAGGCGCAAACACTCAAAAGAGTGCGGCAACCACATGAACCATCCAACACGGCTGGGGACTGTATTCGGTAGACCCGACCCAAACAGTTTATCGTTGGGTTGTACAGTGTTCAATCCCCATGCGTGTTAGTTGTTGGCACTTGCCTGGACACTTTAGGGCAGAACACGTCTGGCATCGCTTCATGGCGACTTCCACAGGATTACCAACACGGCTGGGGACTGTTGCGCTACCCCAGTAGTCCCTAGAGTCAATCCCCATGCGTCTTGGAATCTCAAGCATACCAAAAACTCTGCAAACTTCCAAGGGGGGATAACTACTGACTTATCCCCCCTTGCACCCGCCGAGACGTACCTACCACCAAGTTACCGCTGGAATCAAAAAAAACCCAACCAAAAAAACAGGTACTCCAGATCACCATCTGAGCTTGTATGTTTAAATCACCGATTTAAAATGACAGTGTTTAAACGCTAATTTATGACATGGCGTACCCCTCCACCCATAAGGGGAAGTGAATCTCCCCAAAAAATGCCATATTCTTTAACAGGATCAATGGGTTACGAGAGAAAACAAGTTGTGTTATTTCGGTACGCTAGTACCAGCGTTCCGCTATATTGCTATCTACTTTATGCGTTTAAACAGCAGTACTACGGGAAACAATAATGCTGCTGTTGGGTATCGTGTAAACTGGCTGGGCAAGGCGACTTGCAGTTGTTCTCCTCTCCTTTGCCCCGGCTAACCCCGGGGCATTTTTTCAATGAGGATCTCGGTGTGAGGGTTCATCTTGTCTAGATGCCAGTAGAGATGCCTCTCCTTGACCTGTCGGTCATTCTTGTAAACCAACCCCTGCATAAGATCCAAGATCAGGCTGTCATCCAGATCTGGCCTACGGCTGGCGTAATAGATGTGCATGGTCACGCATAGGTCACCCTCCATGAGAATCGCTAAAGGCAGGCACTGCCGTTTAAACATCTCTGAGTAGCTCAAAGCCTTCTCTGACTTGATCAGTCGGGACACACCCCCATACCGAACAATCTTTCTTGAGTTGGCTTTGCTTGCTGGCTCACCTTTAATGTAGAGTAAAAGTGAGGGTAATTGCAAACCCTGTTGACTATCACTATTATTTTGTGGCATGATTCGTTTATCCAAGGAGGACACATGAAATTCACCAACAACCAGAATTTACCCGCGCCGTTAGTGGCTTTACTCACCCAAGACTTCTATTCCAAGGGGGCATCTGAGTATAGTGTCACCGAGTTAATGAGTCCACCCCGAATCAGACGGTTGCGCGAACAACACAATAAAGAGATGGTTCAGGATGTCACCCAGCTTATCGCATCAAAGCTGGGCACATTCATGCATGGCAAGCTGGAGGCCAAGGAACTGCCCGGGCACACCAACGAGGAGCGTGTGTTTAAAGAGGTTGATGGGGTAACCATCAGCGGGGCGATTGACCTGCAATCTGATGGTGACGGGGTTGTTATTACCGACTACAAGTTTGTTAAAGCCTGGGCCGTTATCAACCACCGCAAGCAGGGCCACAGCGATTGGAACATCCAACTGAACATCTACAAGTGGCTGGTGGAGACTGTCAACCTCAAGCCTGTTTCTGACCTAAGCATCTGCGCGGTGATCAAGGATTACAACAAGCGCGATGTCGGGGAGTTCTACCCAGAGGCAGAGGCTGTGATGATCCAGATCCCCATGATGGACAACGCAGAGATTGAGCAGTATGTTAGAGGCCGTCTGGAGGCACACCGGGACTCCAAGGTGGCCCATGATCTAGGTGGGGAACTAGCGTTCTGCACCGATGAGGAGCGGTGGATGCGGGAAACCACATATGCCGTGAAGAGGGAGGGCCGCAAAACGGCCATCCGTGTGTTTAAAACGATAGAAGAAGCCAACGAGTTGGCGATAAAGGAAAAAGGATATGTCGAAACACGACCAGGAGAACCAATCCGATGCACGGGAGATTACTGCGGAGTCGCCCAGTGGTGCAATCAATATGCAGGAGAGCAACATGACCCCGAGTGATTTGCTCCGCATCAATGTCAACGACCACGTTGAGAAGAAAAACAACTTGAGTTATCTGTCTTGGGCATGGGCCTGGGCAGAGGTTCTCAAGGTTGACCACAAGGCCACCTTTGAGGTCAAGACATTTGTGTCTGGCAACACAGGCAATGTGATCTGTTACATGGACATCAATGGCACTGCCATGGTCTGGGTGACTGTCACCATCTTTGGTAAGCCCATGACCTGCCAGCTACCTGTGATGGATTACCGCAACAAGCCCATCCCCAACCCTGACGCATTCGCCGTAAACACCGCAATCATGCGTTGCTTGGCAAAGGCAGTGGCACTGCACGGATTGGGCTTGTACATTTTTGCGGGAGATGATTTGCCCGAAGAAGACAAAGCCGCTGTGGCTCCAGCCATCAAGCTACAACAGGAGGACATGGCCCCTCCTGCCCAACCAGATGCGAACAAGCAATTGTTTGCGGATGGAATGATTCGCTTCACCAAGATCTGTAAAGACCTTCCCGGTTTAAACAGTTATTGGAAAGCGAATCAAGCCCAACTGGATGACCTGAAGAAGACCCACCCCGGGTTGTACAAGGATGTCCGCGATGCCTTCACTGAACTGAAGGCCCAATTTAAAACAGGAGAATCACAATGAGTTACGACCAGAAGTTTGCACCCCGCCCAGACAAGGGCAACCTAAACGCCACCAAGGTGAAGACACACCCCAAAGCCGCAGATTACTGGGGTGAGATTGCCGTCAACATGGCAGACATGACCAATGTCCGCACGGAGAACGGCCTCACCATCTTTAAGCTAAGCGGCTGGAAGATGGTCAGCAAAGAGGGTAAGACATACCTGTCTTTATCGGTCAATCGTTATGTGGCCGAGGCACAGCCCCCCGCTCCCGTAAACGATGACATTCCCGACTTTTGAGGGTCAGCTATGCCTTTGCAATTTGAGGCCCGTAAAGTGGCCCTGAAGCAGGACAGGACAGGATATGTCCTGACCTTGGGCTTACACCCCGATGAGATCCCAGAGGAGTTACTGCGGGATTTTGTTGGGGCAAGGTATGGCTGTGCGCTGGTTCGCATCCAAGATGATGAGTCAGCCACTCCATATGCCAACCGTGTTGCCAAGGCGGGGATGCTTTGCCGGGACACGATGTTTCAACAGTACCTCTTGGACTCTGGGTTAATCCTAGACAAATCAGAAACAAGTGCGGCAGATGCTCTGTGTGAGGCTTGCGGGATTGACTCCCGCTCTGCTTTAAACGGCAATCAAACTGCCCAGGCTTTGTTTGATCAAGTTGTCCTGGGATACGAACAATGGAGAAGCGAAGATGTATTCTAAATATCAGCCTTTTATGACTTACATAGAGCCAAAGGAGATCGTGGCTCTTAAGAAGTTTTCAAAGAAGAACGCCATACCAATGGCGCAGATTGTCAGAGAGGCTATCAGTTCCAAGCTGTCAGGCGGGGATCCTTATGTATCTGGCTTTAATTCTGGGATTGATTCTGCGATCACTGAGATCAAGGCCATCCAAGCCGCGCAGATGAGATTCCCCTCTGGTCGAACATTTGGCGAGGTCATCTCTGATGAGGTGATCAAGCTGAAGATGAAAGAAGCACATGAAGCTGGGGCATAGCCGCAACCAATGCGGGGGTTGTAGTGAGTATTTCAACAGCACATCTGCTTTTGATATGCACCGCACCGGACAGTTTGGTGTAAACAGGCGCTGTATGACCCCGCAAGAGATGGAGGCCAAGAAGATGTCAAAAAATACAGATGGCTTTTGGGTAACAAGATCCTTTGACAGTGACGCTTTAAGGAGAAAGCTAAATGAAGACACCATACACAACGAGAACGGGGATCAAGATCGGGTGCATGTATGAGCCACCTCCTCAGCAGATGACTGCGGATGAGGAGCGCATGCAAGCGGCTCTGCTGGGCCTTAGAGAGGATCCCTTGTGGCTCTGGGCATCAGTGAGCGCTGTGCTTGTCACCACCCTGATCCTATTGGCAAGTTGCCGAGGATCTGCATGAAAGCCATATTGGAATTTAACTACCCCGAAGATGAAAGGAAACTTCAAGATGCTTTAAACGGTACACCAGCCATTGATGCCCTGTTCAGAATCCGAACAATTATTGGAGAGCATGGAATTAAACCAAACGACAAGATCAAAGAGATCAAAGAACTTGCAGACATCACTCTGCGTAACGGCAATTTTCTGTAGGAGAACAACATGCCAGATTTGAAAACAGCACTCACAGTCGCCTTAACCCAGCCAGCCAAAGCCGCCAAGGAACTCATTGAAACTACCAAGAATGATTTTCAAGCTAACAAAGGCAAGCCCTACTCAACCGGGGTGGTGGTAACGACATTCAACTACATCAGGGATCATCCTGGTTGCACCTCTAAGGAGGTAAACAAGATCCTTAATGTCAAGGGATACCCAGAGACATCTGTGTCCTCTGTGATCACAAAGCTTATTCACCGTGGATTTGTTAACCGCGATGAAGATGGTCGTTTAAACACAACCAAGCTTGAGTACAAACCTGATCGCAGGCATTTTAAAAACCGTAACAAAAAGCCTGTTACGAAGACCCGCGCCAAACCTATTCCCAAGTGGAAGCCGCCAGCATTGCTCCCAATGCCCGAGCCTACTGTTTACACAAAGCCTTCACTGATTGACACCATCTCAATCCGTGAAGCAAAGGAACTCTACATTGAGTTGAAGAAGATCTTTGACAAGGAGTAGGCATGGAAACCATTGCAACAACAATCCTTTTGGGATTCATAGGTGTGGTGGTTGCTGGCCTTGTGCTGGTAGCACTGATGCGCTTGTGGTTCTGGATGGATGAAGAAGATCGGAGGGACAGATGAGATACCGCATCACATACAGCAATGGCAACTACTCTGATTGGGACGCAATGCAGAAAGAACTTGCGTGGGCGTACAGGTGGGGCGTGTTTCTGTATGCCATTCGACTCAACATTGGTGCGTGGAGAGCGGGGCACAAGTCATTTAAATACTGGCTGTATGTCCTACGCAGGAAACCAAAGATCACAAAGGAGGAGGCATGAAGCTGTTTAAACTGAAGGGCATATCGAAAAAGTATGCGCTGAGAGCGGCGCAGTACAGGCGAGTTGCCAGGGGCCAAGCGGTGGCTGGCCTTGCGTTCACCGAGAATGCACTGCGGGAGTTGCACGATTGGGAATCCCGTGGCATTGGTAGCGTGGACAAAAGCAGGAACGGCTTTGCCTATGGCAAGTGGTGCGTTGACTTGTCGGTGTCCATGTGGGTTGAGGACTTGATGAAGGGTGATTTTTGCAAGGCTGAGTTTTTGGAAACACGCTTGCAGAAACTGCACAACGCAAAGAAGCTGGAGGCCGTCATTGCCAACCCATTTTTCCCACACGCTATTGCATTGGAGGAGAGAGCATGAAAGACCCGGAAGACGAAGCATTTGAACAGCTATCTTTAAAGCAAGGTAGCTGGGAACACACCAGCGGGCAAAACACCAGCGGCTGGCGCAAGCGGCAGGTTGCACACATGGATGTGCACTCACACCCCGCCGAGTTTGTGCATCTGCACCGCAACGACACCATTGAAGAGGTGGCAAAGGTTGTGGAAAAGGTGATGATAAAGCGGGGCGACACGGGGCACGATATTGCACGGCTTGTTAGGAGTATGAAGCGATGAGCAACAAAGAAACAGGTGGGCCAGCGTTCCCATTTAATAAACGCCCTGAACAAGCTTTTCCAAGCACATTCAAATCTCTTGATGGGAAAGAACAAATTCACGCATGGGGCATGACCCTGCGCGATTACTTTGCTGCCAAGTCGATGCAAGCCTACCTTGCTGACAAGGAGTTAATTGATTTGTTCGTATACATGAACGCCGATGTTAAAGAGCAGGTGGCCCTCGCCGCTTATCAAATGGCAGATGCAATGCTGAAAGCGAGAGAAACATGAAACTCTCCGCACAGAAAAAGTTTGAATTGGCATTGCACGATGTGCCGATGTGCGCCGTATGCAACAAGCCAGTGGAGCGCATGGAGTCCATGTATGACATTAACCATTATCAAAGAGGGTTTCGTGTTTACTGCCACGGACAAACTGAAGATGCGTTTCTCAGCGACATGGACATTTGGGACGCAGACAGTATTCGCATGGGTCAGGCATTCATTGACAAGCTACCTCAACCACAACTGGAGAACAAATGATCGACCCAAACAAACTTCAATACTTCACGATGGCCGCATGGTTGCGTGGCTACGCTGATAGTTTAAACGAGCATGAGCAAAGGACACTGGTTAATAAATTAAAAAAGGCCGCAGGTATGCTGGACGATGTGTGGAGCAAGTATGTAGAAAAGCAAGAGGTGGATGAATGAAAGCACCACCAGGAAAAGGCGCTTGCCTGATGATGGCAAAGATAACCTACCCCCGCAACCAGGAACTCAGTTGGAAATGGTTGCTTGCATGGGGCTTCTACGAGATGTATGTTGATGGATGGTATGGAGGTAAAGCATGAACAAACCGATTGCAGCCAATAAACCAATTGCAGATCTGTGGAGCATGACGCAAATGTTGGTTGAAGAAGCAGTCCTGGCAGAACGTGAGGCGATAGCAAAAATGATTGAAGACGCACCCGCCCTGATGGACTTTGCACGGAATGACCAAGGTGGTTGCTTGATGTGTGGGTTTACGCCAAAACTGGCGGCTCAATTTATTAGAGCAAGGGGACAAGCATGACAAGCTATTGCGTGTACTGCAAACGCCCTGTTTTTACCATATTGACCAAGTGTAGGAGTTGCGGAAAATGACTGACAAAGAAGTAATGAAAGAGGGCTACTACTGTG